ATTATAAATCGCTCTATAGAAATGGTTATAAGTGGTTGTGTAGAAATACCTCTTATAGTAGAAGGTGGAAGTCCTGCTAAAAAAGTAAATAAACTCTTAAATATACGCCCTAATCCTTTTGAGGATAGGGTGCGTTTTTTTAGGCGTGCTATACTAGATTTTATGCTCGATGGCAATATATTCTTTTACTATGATGGGGATAATATTTTTCTATTACCAGCTAACGATGTAGAAGTAGTACCTGATAGAAACTTATTTGTATCGCATTATAATTATTTAGTAAGTAATCAACAATCACAAAACTACTTTGGTTATAATAAAGAAACCAGAAAAGCAGAGGCTATACAGTTTGAGCCTCACGAAATAATCCATATAATGGCTGAAAACGAAGAATCTATATTTAGAGGTACTTCTAGAATAAAATCTATACTAAGGCTTATTGAGCTTTATTATTATATGATAGACTTTCAACGCCAGTTCTTTAAGAATAATGCTGTGCCAGGCATAGTTCTTCAAACTGACAACATTCTTTCAAAACGTGTAAAAGATAGATTACTAGATTCTTGGAGAGCTAACTACTCTACCATATTTAGTGGTGCGCGTAATCCTGCTATCTTAGACGGCGGTTTAAAAATAGATAACTTTTCTAATATAAACTTTAGTCAGTTAGATTTTGAAGGTTCTATAGAACGTATACAACAGGATATGGCTAAAGCTTTAGGTGTTCCTTATGTTCTTCTGAAGTCTGGTAATAATGCGAATATCGACGCCAATCAGAAACTATTTTATCTACATACAGTATTACCTATATTGTCTAGAATATGTTCAGCTTTTTCTCATTTCTTTAACTCTGTAAATATAAGACCAGACAGGTTAGCAGTGCCTGCGCTTCAGCCTGATAACAAAACACAAGCAACATACTATTCTACTCTCGTGAATACCGGAATTATCACTCCAAATGAAGCTCGTGAAGGATTAAGATTTGCAAAAATTGATGGATATGATACTATAAGAGTACCACAGAATATTACTGGCAGTGCTACAGACCCTTCTCAGGGTGGAAGACCTCCAGATTCTGATTCTACGGACGAGGATAAAACAAATGAATAAAGATATATTCTATATAAATAGCTCTTTTGAGACTAAATCCTTTAGTAAAGGAAAGAAAAGTCTAAGAATCTCAGGATACGCTAATACAATAACTAAAGATAGATCTGGAGATATTGTTACTGCGGAAGCTTGGGCAAAAGGCGTAGAGAATTTTAGAAAAAACCCTGTTATGCTTTATCAGCATAAGCATGACCAGCCTATTGGTCGCTTTGATAAGATAACAGTAGATAAAAAAGGTATATATGTAGAGGGTAGCGTAAGCGAGGCTGCGGAAAAAACTCACGGCATACATACACTAATAAAAGACGGAGCACTAAAAAGTTTTAGTGTAGGTTTTAGAGTAAAAGACGCTAAATTCAACAGAACAGACGAATCTATGATAATAACAGACGTAGAATTATTAGAGATTTCTGTTGTTAGCGTTCCTTGTAATCAAGATTCTCTGTTTAGTATTAAAAAGAGTTTTGATAGCAATGATGATTATAAGCAATTTATATCATCTTTCGAAGAAGCTTCTGAAGAAGAAGTAAATAAAGCTCTTGGTATAAGAGCTGGATATACAACTATGTCTGATGGACACTACCATTCGTTAGAGATTGACGAAAACGGTAATGGTGTAACTACTTATGCTTCTCATATGCAGAATCATACACACAAAATATTAAATGGTAAACTTTTAGAGGCTGATGGGCATACTCACTCTATTAGTGTTATTGGTGTTCCTACAGGCAATGATGAGGAGAGTTCAATGGCTAATGAAAGACCATTATCACCTTCTGAACTAGAAGCAGTTGCTGATAAAGATGAGCAGGCTGAGACTATAAAAAGTGAAGAGGTGATCGCTGAGGAAGAAACCTTAGAGCAAAAACATGAAGAAACTATAGTAGAAAAAACAGAGGAACTAGTTCAGGATACTTCAGAGGTAGAAGAGCTAGGAGAAGAAGTAGAGGAGTTTGTATCAGTTGATCCTAACGAGCCTATTCCTTTCATAAATCTACTATCTGCTAGTGTAGCAGTAGACACTGTTGTTACATATGAAAGTAAAACTTACAAAGTTTTAGAAGCTCCTTCTGCCCAAAACCCGTTCTTTAAATTTTTAGAAATTGACGCATCGGGTAATTCCTGTGATAATACTATTAATGTGAATGCAGAAGAAATTCTAAACATAAAAAATTCTACAACTGATATTAGTGAAGACGAGATGTCTACAGATAACCTGACGGAAAAGCTTCACAAAGATTCAACAAAGGAGAACGACACAATGGCTGAACAAGTCGTAGAAACAATCAACCTAGAAACTGCTAAAGGGCAAGTTGAGGTTGAGGCTAAAAAAGAAGTAGCTCCGGCTACAGTCGCTGAGCCTAGAGTTGCAGATCTAGTTGAAAAAACTGGTGAAGCTCTTATTAAAGAGGCAGACGCAAAAGATAAGTATGGTGAGTACACACCTGTAGAAAGCGAAATGGTAGCTGAGCTAAAAGCACAAGTATCTAAGTACAAAGATGAGATTAAATCTCTACAAACTAGCAAAATGCAGTTTTCAGAGAACTCTCGCACTACTTCTCAGTTTAACGAGAAAGAAATGGCTAATGCCGTTCTTCTAGCTAAGATGCTAAATAAGCGCGACGTATTTGATACCAAGTATGGTTCTCGCATGAAGGCTGTTACAACTGTTGATCAGTTCCTATCTAACTTCTCTTCTAATATTTATACTGAAATGGAACAGCAACTAGTTATTGCTCCTATGTTTAACCGCATGGCAGTAGATGCTAAGACTTTCCGTGTACCAGTAGCAGACGAAGATACTGATGGTGATGTTGCAATGTTCCGTTCTGGCACTTATGCAACTGGAATTGGTGATACTACTAATGTTCCAACTTCTAACCAAAATACTATTAGCTCTGTTGAGTTTACTCCACACAAGTTCATGGCAACTACTCACCTAGCAAAAGACGAAGAAGAAGATACTGTTCTTCCTCTACTAGACTTCCTACGTGCAGCAGCTACTCGCCGTCTGGCTCGTGCTATTGATAAGTCTATCCTAAGAGGTACTGGTGCTCTAACAGGCTTCACTGCTTCTCCTACTAATACTATTACAGCAGGTACTGGTTATGCTTCTGTTATCGAAGGTATCACTAATCTAACTGGTGACGCTTCTCTAACAGTTTCTACTGGTTCCTCTACAGATAAAGCAGACCCAAGCGATATCGCAGCTGCACGTACCCAAATGGGTAAGTATGGTCTTCAGCTAGGTAATGATCTAGTGTTTGTTACTTCTATCGAAGGTTACAACAACCTAGTAACTACTTCTGATTTCCAGACTGTTGATAAGTTCGGTCCTAACGCAACTTACCTAACAGGTTCTGTAGGTGCTGTATACGGTATTCCTATAGCTATTTCTGAGTTCCTAGATGGCGTAGGTTCTACTGGTAACCACCTAGGTGTTCTACTTTATAAGCCAGGCTTTATGATCGCAGAACGTCGCGGTATTGAGATTGAAAGCGAATACGAACCACGTCAGCAGGTAACTGCAATGTACATGAGCACTCGTTTTGACTTCAAGGCTCTAACTACTAACTCTAGTGCAGCACTAGACGCAACTAAGTATGCTTATGCATCTACTATCGTTGCAGGCTAATAGTTAACTACATAACTAAGACTAAAAGGGGGAGGCGGTAAACGTCTCCCCTTATTCGTATATAAGGTAGGCTGTCATGACAGATAAATTTGAAGAAAACCTAGGTAGAAATACTTATATAACATTACCACAAATAAAAGATTATTTAAGTATTAGCAGCAATACTCAAGACGCTAGATTGTCTAATCTAGTGTATTATGCTACAGGCGTTATAGAGCATTACATAGGTCAAGAAATATTAGCTAATGACTATGTAGAGATATATGACGGAGGTAAGTCTTCTGTATTTTCTGCTAGACTACCTTTAAATAATGTTTATCAGGTGAGCGAGTTTAACGGTGTAGATTTTGATATTCTTGATGACCCTACAACAATAGGGGCTCCTGTAATAACAGATACTGACTCTGTGATATTTAATTTTGCAGGAGATGCTAGATGCACTACTAAAGTAACTAAGTTTGGCAAATCATGTTTAACTCTTGATAACGATGATTTTATATATTCGGGCACTGTTCCTGAGTCTATGATATTTGAAGATGGTGACTTTACTATAGAAGCTTTTGTCCGCGTTACTGAAGCAACGCTTCAGGATAATGTAGTATTTTCAGTAAGTACTGATGATTCTAATTATATGAAGCTATCTTTAGCAAATCAGTATGGATTATCCTTTGAAGCTAATAATTCAGGAAGCTCTACTGTAGTGCGAGGTGATAATGTTAGTATAGAAACTCAGCAGTTTGTATCAAGACAGTGGGCACATATAGCCGCCGTTAGAGACATAAGCGATGATACTTTAAAACTTTTTTATAACGGTAATCTAATAGCAAATAGCTCTTATACTATTAATAATCATAATTTTACTTCTAACGTACTAATCGGAGAAACTTTTAAAGGTCAATTAGATGAAATAAGAGTATCTTCAATGCCTAGATATACACAAAACTTCTCTGTGCCAGAGCATAGATTTAGGCCAGATAACGACACATCTATGCTAGTGCATTTTGATGAAAAACACAATGCTACTATTGCTAAAGATGTTCATGCGCAACCTAGTGAGTATAGTTATTCTATAGATAGTGGAGAAATAACAAAGAATATAGGAACCAAAGCTAGCTATATTAGTGTTAATAAGTCTTATCCTTCTATCTCTTTGTTTGGTTCTCCTACTTTTAATCCATACCCTAACGGAGTAAAGATAGAGTATAACGCAGGCTACTCTGCAGATAGCATACCTTACGATTTGCAATTAGCTACTCTCGACTTTATAAAACTGCTATACAAACAAGATCAAGAGAAGAAAGGTTTTAGTTTTGAGGGCGAAAAAGGAGATTCTTTTCCTCTTGCAGGCAACTTTCCTCCACACGTTCGCCGTATTTTAGACTTATATAGAATTATTTAATGAAATACTCTTATAAAATAACTTCTAGTGTAGTAGGCCCACGCGTTAATGTGCGTAGAAAAGATGCTAGTGCTTTTGCGCAAGCATTAAGGCAGGCTAGAACTAGCACTTCATATAAAAAAGCAATTTTAGGCTTATTAAAGGATGTAGAGAAAAAAATAAACTCAGCAGTAATTAGTGCGTTTGGTGGTGGTACATTATCTGTAGGCAAACCTGTTGCTACTCCTGTATTTACGACTACCTTAGATATAACTACTGATCCTAGTACTGAGAAAATAACTTCTTTAAATAGAAGTATAGTTAGTAGAGTGTCTATTTCTAACCCTATACCTATATCTAATATAGAAACAGAGAGTGGTGATGAATTTCGTTATAATCAAGAACTAGTAGACTATATACGCTCTAATAAAAATAATAGTGCTGCTCTCTATACATACCTATCCCAAAATAAGCTTACTAGAAGACTTGTAACTAACTTTAATGATATAGGCATAGAGTATAGACGTGGCTCTAGAACTATGTATAAAAAGATATCTTTTAAAGAATATGAAGTTATGAGAGCTATTTCTAGCGGTAAAGCCAAGATTAAAGTTGAAGAAAACGCCAATAGTATAGGTATATACATATATTTTAGCGAATCTACTATGGCTTCTGCTATTAGTGCAGCAAATGCAAAAATGCAGCAAGAACTAACAGGAACTACTGGTCAAAAAATAATACAGATTATCGCAGAAGAAACTGCGTTACCTAGCGGTTCAGTAATGAGAGATGTTAAAGGCTTTTTAGAAAGCTTAGGAATATCTTATATGCTTAAGTATGTTAACAAAGGCACTTTAAATAGGGCTAATGTTTTGTTAAATACTATAGGAGATGCAAGACCTAACTATCAGTCTTTTTTGTCTTCTATACAATGGACAGCTCTTGTTCAAGCTAGGTTAGGAGACACAATGGAACGTACTGGAGAACCGGAGCCTCCTGATCTCAAAGAGAGGACTGGTCGTTTTAGAAGCAGCGTTTCAATAACTGCTAACTATAGAAAAAATTTAATATACTATACTTATTTGCCTTTATACTCTTCTTTAGAGCGTTACGGTTATATGCCAAACCTACAAGTAGAAACAGCAATACGAGAAGTAGCGCAGCGACAATTCGCAGACGAGTTTAGATTTACAGCTATAAAAGGTCCACGATGATATTTAACAGACGAACAGAAATAGTAAACTTTTTAGTAGAACGATTAAAAGAAATTGACGGAGATATCTCTCCATATGACCCAACGTATACGTTCAATAGTAACATATTTAATAACGCTTTCCGTAAATTAAAGTTTTTAGATGAGGTTAATGATTTCCCATCTCTTTACCTATCTGCCGGAACCGAAATTAGAAATTTTCAATCAGAAAGTTTGACGGAAGCCACACTAAACGTTATTATAAGAGTATACGTATATGGAGAGGATAATTCTCAGTCTCTAGCTGAAGATTTAGTCGAAGATATAGAGCATATTATATACTCTATCGGAGACGAACCCGAAAAAGGAATATTCGATATAACAATAGAGAGTAGTACTTTAGACGAAGGGTTAGCGCTTCCTTATGGTATAGCAGAAATCGAATTATCTGTGGTCTATAGACTAGAAAATTAAGGAGAATAAAATGACATCTCTAAACTTACAAAGAAACTCAGAAGTATTCTTCTCTACTGTTGATTTAATAAACGGTGGGGCGGTTACTTCTATTACACCATCTAATACTTGGAAGCTAGAAGTACTAGCAGGTTTTGCTGCTTCCTCTTCATCTGCTACACAAGATATCACTTCAATGGAATCTGGCACTAACCCTGACAGATCTCAACAAAGATTTAATACCGCAATCAACCCTGTTGATTGGAACTGCCAAGTGTATCTACGTCCTACTGGCGTAATAACAGGCGCAGCGTCTGGAGGAACTAGTGCTGGTACAACAGCTACTGGTAATGTTCGTCCTGTAGCTGATTGGTTCATGTGGCAGGCTCTAGTGTCTAACACAAAAGCTACTGACGGCACAGCTGAACAGTCTGTATGGGAAACTGGCGGAAAATTAAGAACTACAAATGTAGCTGCTGGAGTAGGATCTCACGCAACTCGCTCTAACTTCTCTACTGCTGCTGAGTATCATATGTATTTTAAACTAGATAATGTTATTTATCAGGTTTCAAACGCAACTGTTAATCAGACTACTGTTGATGCAGGAATAGAAGAAATTGCTACTGCAACTTGGACTGGTTTCGGTACTACAATGAAAGAACTAACCGGTACTCCGCGTGATAACGCTGTATCTGTATTTGGCGGAGTTCTAAATAGTGGTAGTGCTGTTCTAGCTAATGCTAACGTAGTTACAGCTGACGCAGCTGCTTCTTATCACCCATTTAATCAAGCTAACGTTGCTGGTCCTGTAGGTACTAACTCTTTCATTAAGAACAGACTAAGTGCTATCGAGTTCCATCACAAGCCAAGTGAAGGTGGAACTGATGTAAAATACACATTCCCAGTAACAGCACTAAGCTTTGATTATAACAATAACATTACCTATCTAACTCCAGAAGAACTAGCAAACTTAAATGAACCTATTGGTCAGTTTACTGGTACTCGTGCGGTTACAGGTAGTGCTACTATGTATCTACGTGCTGGGGATAATGAGTCAGCTCAGTTCCTACGTAACATTTCAAATGATAGCAGAACTAACTCTGCACAAACTTCTAATGCAAACCTAATAATTGGTGGTTCTACTGCTCCGTATGTAGCTTTCCAGCTAGACGCAGTTCAGTTTGAATTCCCACAACTTGCTGTAGAAGATGTTATCTCTATGAGTGTTAACTTTGTGGCGCAAGAGCCAACAGCAAGCAAAGGCGGCGGCGGAGAAGTAACTATATTCGCAGCTAAGTAATAGTGTTCTTGAGGGGGAACAAGTTTAACCACAGGCGAACGCCCACTAACTTGCAAATCAAGGTTTCCCCTCACCTTAGATGAGCAGATATGTTAGTGGGCGTTCACTTTATTCTTTAGAGGGAAAATATGAGTAAATTAAAAAATCTTATTGTAAAAGAATCATCTACCTGGGTCGAGTTCCCAGACATTGACGGTTTTGAAGTATGTCTACGCTTTTTAAGCCGTGAAGACATGCTAAAAATCCGTAACAGAAGCTTAGCTTTTAAATTCAATAAACGCACTAGACAGCGTGAAGAAGAACTAGACAGTGCGAAGTTCATTGAGAACTATGCAGATGCTGCTATAGAAAACTGGAGAGGCTTGAAGATCAAACATCTTCCTATGTTACTGCCAGTTGATATTTCTTCTATGGACGGTGATGAAGAAGTAGAGTTCACAAAAGAAGATGCAGTAGACCTAATCAAAAATTCTACTGTATTTGATAACTTTGTTACTGATTCTCTAAGCGACTTTGAACAGTTTTCTAGACAAAAACAAGAAGAAGACGTAAAAAACTAACAGAATACCTTCGCCATAGTTTAAATGGCGGGGGTATGACCGTAGACCAATATTTGTTGATGTGTGAGCAGATGGGTTGGGAACCTAACGAAGAGGAAATTCCTCGTGACGCTTCTGAATTGTCTATTGAGGCTCAACAAGCATTAATTCTACTAAATGTTTTACCTGACAAGTGGGACGGTATGAGTGGTAGTTGGTTTGGTAAAGACTATAGTGGCTTATCTTCTATCATAGACATTTACGAAATAGAGGATAAACGAACCGTTTTTGAACTATTAAAAGTAGCGGAAGGCGAATTAGGTAAATACTACGCACAAAAGCAAAAAGAGCAGAAGGCGTTATCAAAGAGAGCAAAGTAATTGGGCATAGTTAATGACTTAAAAATTATTTTTAGTAGCCAAGGTGCTAGCGATGCAGCTAGAGATGCTGATAGAGTGGGTCGCTCACAGACACGCTTAGGTAACTCTGCTACTAATGCTGGAAGGCAGTTTGCTGCGCAATCAGCAGGTTTAGGTGGCTTAGTTGCTGCTTATGCTGGTGCTGCAGCAACTGCTTTTGCTTTAGAAGCTGCTTTTAGCGGCTTAGCAAAGGCTGCCCGCTCTATGCAAACGCTAGAGGGTTTAACTGCTATTGCAGCACAGACTGCTCAAGACGGTCAACGCATTGTTCAAAGTGTTAGAGAAATTACTAATGCGCAGATGACGCTAGTAGAAAGTGCAGAGTTAGTTAACCTTTCTTTGAGTGCTGGGTTTAATACTGCACAGATTGAAGGTTTAGCAGATGTAGCACTAAGAGCTTCTCGTGCTCTAGGACGTGACTTAACAGACGCTTATACTCGTGTTATTCGCGGTTCTGCTAAGCTAGAAACCGAACTATTAGACGAACTAGGTATTTATACTAAAATTGCACCTGCTACTCGTGCTTACGCTGCTGCCACTGGTCAAGCTGTTAGTGATTTATCAGAATTTGAAAGACGCCAAGCGTTTGTTAACTCTGTTATTGCAGAAGGATTACGTAAGTATAGTGCGATTAGTACTACTGTACCGACTGCTTCAGAGAAGATTGAGGCTTTTGGTACTAAAATCTTGGATCTTGCTACGCAAGTCGGTTCTTTTTTAGCGCGAGTAGTAGCTCCTATAGCTGAATTTTTCACTGAAAACTTTGGTGCTTCATGGGGTGCGTTAGCGGCAGCAGGTTTCTTAGTATTACGTAAAGGTGTTCAAGAACTATCTAGCACCTTATCTAACTCTATTGCTAATATAGAAGCAAAAGTAGCAAGCGTTAGAGATAGATTAGGTAGTATAAATGAGCAAGCACAGGTATCAGGACAAGCAGCTGCAAGGAGTGTAAATCTAGCTTCTGCAGGTTTAGGCGGCGGTTTAAGAAAAGAAGTTAAAGACTTAAGAGATTTAGCTCGTAGTCGCGCTCTTTCTAATGCAGAACTAGGTAGAATGAATAGTCTGCTACAAACTAGGGCTACAAGGCTTACTGCGTCTAGACAAGCCATACTACAACAGATTGTAACTCTAAGACAACAAAGAGCAGCTCTTAGAAACTCAGGACAAAGCGTTGCACAGGTAAACGCAGCTCTAGCTGTTCAAGCTCGTAGATTACAAAATAATAGAAGCGTTATAAACGCTAACACAGCTAGTATGAATGCTCTTACTGCTGCTACTACTAAAACAACTAGCGCTTTTGCGGCTCTTGCTGCTGCTGGATATTCTAGTATGCTAAAACTAGGCGCTGCAGTAGCCGCTGTAGGTTTAAAATTTTTGAGTTTTGGTGGTATTATATTAGGAGCAGTTTCGTTAGTTGGGATATTTGGTACTGCTATAGCAAGTTTGTCTGGGACTACCGATGAGTGGGGTGCATATCTACAACAGTTACAAGCTACTATAGCCAGCCTATTTAACTCGGTAGAAAATAGAAGACGTTCTACAGTAAATCTAGGACTGGCTAACGCAGCTTTGCAAGAAGCTGAGGCTGCTGACTCAGCTTTAGCACAGGTAGAAGAGTTTACTTTTACTACTAAATACTTAGGTATAGAAATAGAAATAACTAAGACTAAAGAAGATATAGTAAGAGAAGTATCATCTATATTAGATGGCGCTACTAGGGAGTATGCAGGTTTTACAGACGCGCTAATTTCAGGTCCGGGCATGGCCGGAGCTATTGAGGGTGCTATATCAGGCGCCGTTATGGGTGGAGTCGTAGGCTCAGGCGCAGGGGGCATAGGCGCTATTCCAGGAGCAATAGGTGGTGCTGTAGTAGGGGCAGTAATAGGTGGAATAACTTCAGCGTTTAATGCACTTGACGACGAAGTTCAAGTCCCAGAGAACGTTATAAATCGTTTTAGAAACCAGTTTTCTGACGCTTTATCTGGTGTAGGAGATGGTGCAGCTACCGAAATAGCAAGTATGTTAGCAATTTTAGAACAAACTAGTTCAGCTGCTAGATCACTAGATCCAGCAGCTAGGGCTGTTTATCGACTACAGCAGCAGCTATTAATAGATAGCGCTCTTCAGCTTGATAATGTGGAAGCTATATCTAGAATTATACAAGCTACAGGAGCAGATGCTGCTCAGGTTTCTCAGCAGTACACATTTCAAGAAGGCGTTTCAGATTCTGCTGTAATAAGAGATAATTTACGTAATGCTCAGTTACCTATTGGTAACTATAGAACTGCTATAGATATACTAGATACTTCTGCTGAAGAGATAAGAAGTATTATTGAGAATCCTATAGTTATACCAGCTGGTTCTATCTCAGGAACAATATTATCTGTGCGTCGAGAATTAAATAGTTTACAGCTTGCAGGTAGTGAGCTTCCTAATAATGTAGAGCAATATCTTACTAACTTTACAGATAGAAATCTAACTTTAATACAAGACATAAACACTGTATTATCTGGGGCTTATGCTGAAGGAGCAGATTTAATAGATGAAGCTCAGTATAATGCCTTTATAGCTGCTACTACAGCAACAGGAGTTTCAATGGCTGGGCTAAGCGGTTCTGTAGTGTCTATATCTTCTGAATTTAACAATTTAAATACCTCTATAGAACAAGCCCAAAACACTTTATTTGCTATACAAGGAGTACTTTTCTCTACTCAAGAAGGGCTAAACAATAATACTATAAGTCTTGAGCAGTTTTCTCAAAATATAGTTAGTTCTACTGATGCGTTAGCTAGACAAGTTCCTGAAATACTAGCAGCTCAAGACGCGCTAGCAGTATTGGACGAGAGACTGGCACAAGCTAGTGCTCGCGGAGCAGAAGATTTAGGAGCTATCCAAGATTTAAGAGATCAACAAGCTGCTATTGTTGATCAGTTATTCGAGCAATTTGCTTTAAACAACAGAATCTTAGATGCTCAAAGAGCGCAGGAAGATACTCTTAGAGATAGAATAGCTTTAACTGAGTACTTAAACGAGTTAACAGAGGACGCAGCTAATATCTATCAAGTTGTTGGTAATATTTCTACTGCTGCAGGAGGTTCTACAGAAGATTATTTAACAGGTCTTATCGAACAAAATACCCAAGATATTGAGCGTTTTAGTAGGTATAGAGAGGCTGTCCAAGGTTTGGAAATACCTGAAGCGGCAAGACAAGCTTTACTTTCTACTGGTATGGAAGATTTTGAACAACTACAAGCAGTGCTAGCAGAATACGGAATCACTATGGAACGTATCCTAGGCAATACTAATGACGTAATACTAGTTGGAGAGACTATTAACAAACAAACAGGTGAAAGATTAGAACTTGAACGACGAGTAGCCTTAGTAAGCAACAATACTATTGCTGCTAATGCTAGAGCAGAAGAAGTGGAGCAAGCATTATTGTCCATAACGCAGGCTAGAGCGGACGAAGTTGCTACTTTCTTAGCATCTTATCAAGATATATTAAGCGTTTTAGATCAGCAAGTTAGTATATCTGAACAAGAACTTGATATAGCACGAGCGCAGGCTAGTGCTGCAGCTACAGCTTTAGAGCATTATGAAGATCAATTAGAACTACAAAGAGATATTACTGAGCTAGAGAGAGATGTTAGCGCTACAGAGGCTAGAGTCGAGTTAGCCGGGTTATTAAATGACTCTATACAGAATGAATATGACTACTTAATTCGAACAAGAGAACTTAATCAAAGAATAGCTGAAGAAGAGAACGACAGACTAATAGCTAGAATAGAATCTGCACAAGAGTTATACGATACTTACGTGGATATAAGTAACTTAATTAGTAATATCCAGAGCATTTCTCAAGGTGCATCAGAAGCTGACTTGGCTGGTGCAGAAGTAGAGGCTAGATTAGAGGCTATATCTAGACAATATAATAATGAAGTAGCTGTATTAAGAGCCCAAGAACAGGCAGATAGAGAGAGAATAGAAGCAGAGCAAGGATTAGCTTTAGCTAGAACTATGGCTGCGATTGACGAAAGAAATATGTTAAGAGATACTTTAGCAGATAGGCTAGCTATAGTAAGACAAGAACAAGAGCTTGCTAATCTTAACAGACGCAATGATCTATTAGCTTTACAAGAGCGTAGGGACGCTGCCGAATCCGACTTAACAATATTAGAGAAAACTACTGCACTAGAACAGACACAGCTCAACGCTAGGATAGACGCTGATAGAGAGCGTGCTATGGCTGAGGCTAGAAATCTGCAAAACTATTTTAGTGTTGTAGAAGGTCAAGATACAGTGCAAACAAACTTTGTTAACAGGTTTGGTACTATTGTTACTATGCTAGGCACTATAATGGGTGAAACTCCAGAAGGGTTAACAGGTTTTGATACTAGTGACTTTGGTGCTATAGGTACTCAAGTCGCTAATGCTGTAAGTTCTATAGATGCGGTATACGATCAGCTTAGAAACAACGCTGTTGAAGCTTCAGAACTAGCAGCTACCGCTTCTAGAGAGCGATTAGAGGCAGAGATAGAATCTTTAGATGCACAAATTGCTGCACAGAGAATGTATAACGTAGAAGCTGCGTTATTAGGCAGTGAACGAGTCCGTGCTCAGCAGGCATTAATTATGTCTGAGCTTGAACTTGCTAATGCAGGTGTTAGGGAGGCGCAAGCTGCTGCTTCTGCTTTGAGTACTGAGCTAGACGGTCTAGCTTCTGAGTATGCAGAAAGAGGAATGCAAGCACAGGCTAACGCTGTTCGAGCTGTAGCACAAGAGCTAAACAGAATAGCGGGAGTAGTTCGTGCACAAGTAGAATCTTTTAGGGAAGATGTAGAATCAGCTTTAGATGAGGTATCAGCTATTGCCGACCAAGAGATACTATTAGAAATGCGTTTTGAGTTAGATAGACAGAACCTGCAAGATCAGATAGACATGGCTAGGCAACAATTTGTACTGGATCAGCTACAAGCAGATATAGAACTTACAAATGCTCAAGAGTCTAGTGGTTCTATTGACGCTATAACAGCAGCAGAGCGTGTTAATGAATTACAACTACAAGTATTAGCACAACAAGAAAATATGCTGGCCCTAGAAGTAGAACAGTATGCTCAACGTCGTTCCGATGAAAGAGCTATAATAGAACAAGAAACAGCGCAAAGACGACAGGCTCTTGTCCAAGACCGTCAAAACACTGAGGCTAGAATTAGGGCAGAATATGCAGTAGTAGACGCGCAAATCCAGCAAGGACAAGACTTTTTACAAGGTCGCCAAACCTTAGACTCTGGTTTGATAACCGGTTTAACTACTGTATTTAACGGTTTAGGTAATGGGTTGCGAGACGTTTTTGCTAGTGTAATAACGTCTTTTAATACTATGTTTGCGGGAGTAGAAGGTTTTAGCGCGGCCGGTGGTGTAGATGCTTTTACAAACATAGACACTCCAGAGCTTAATGAAGATATAGCAGGTATATTTACCAATTTAAGAACTAACTTAGGCGACAGCTATACTGCAGCTATAAGAGCTAATAATAGATTATTTACTGAGCGTAATGCAGCTTTAAGCAGAGAAGAGACTAGAACACTTCAACTATTTGATTTACAAACTAGGCTAGATACAGAAGCCTTTGAAAATCGCGCTACTTTAGCTGAAAGAGAGCGTTTAATAGAAGAAGAAAACGCTGCGGCACGAATAGCTTCTGCAGAAGAAGCAGGCGGTGCCGCTGAAGAGGTGACCGATACTCTTCGTGAAAGGCTACTAGCTATATATGACTCTATACAAAGCAATTTAGAAGATGCCTTTATGGAGCTTAATGACTTAATATTCTACGGAGAAGGTGACTTTGGTGAAATATTAGGTAATTTATTCCGTAGTATACAAACAGACATATTCCAAACTACTATTGCAGAGCCGCTATCTAGATTAATAACAGATAATCTATTTTCAGCTTTTGGGTTCGAAGGTGGTAGACAAGGCATTGAAAATGCTAGAATTGACCCTGTTTCTGGTGCCCTATTTGTTCGTCCTGTTGAAAGCGCTTTCGGTATACAAGGCGTTATTGATAAGAGTGGTGAATATTTAAATCAACAAAACCAGGGTTTCTTAGGCGGACTATTTAGCCAAACTCGTTCTGAAATGAGCGGTATCTTTGGCGGAGGCGGTTTCCTATCTAACCTTATGCAAAGTTTATTTGGACAAGGCGGTCTATTTGCTGGCCTATTACGTGGACTAGGAAATTTAATACGTAGTATCTTTGGCGGAGGAGCTGGAGGCAGCGGAGGCTTATTTGGCGGTTTATTCTCTGGCATCTTTGGTGGAGGTATTGGTAAAGCTTCTGGCGGTTTAGTTCATATGGCTCAGGGCGGTCTACTAAACGCGTCTGCTATGCAACGTGACCGTGTTCCAACCATGTTGGAGCCTGGAGAATTTGTAATACGTAGAGCAGCAGCCCGTAATATTGGCGTAAACAATCTACAGCAAATGAACGCTACTGGACAAGCTGGAGGAAACGTGCAAGTTAATGTCACAAATAACGGTACTCCTCAAGAAGCGACAGCCTCACCTCCTAAGTTTGATGGTGAAAAGTTTGTTATTGATATTGTAACTCGTGATTTAGCAAACAATGGTCCTATTAGAAGAAGTATTAGAGGAGGAGCAATCTAATGGCAATTTATCCAAGTGATGCTGTAGGCCCTTTTACTACAGAGCATTTTTCTTCGATGGCTGATAAAAAACCCGATAAAGGATTTACTGAGCAGCGACAATATAATTCTGTTATATTTGAAAGTGAAGGCGGCTATGAAAAACGTAGGTTACGTAGCCGCCGTTCTAAACGTAATTTTGATTTAAAATATACAAATATAACTGGTCTTGAAAAAGCTGCTATAGAGAGTTTTTATAATGAGAGGGCAGGAGACTTTGAGGCTTTCAGTTTTGACCTAACTCACGTAAATCAAAGCGGCAATCTTACTGTTCGTTTTGATGGTCCTTTACAAATTACTCAGGTGCTATCTGATACTAACGCTAATCTGCTTTCTAACTTTTACACTATTAGCTTTAAATTACAAGAGACTTACGATTAAATGACAGCTAGAACATACGATATAATACTTACTGTAGACGATGCTTCCCCTTTTAGAGCTTCTAACGTAGTTACTGGTAATACCTCTGGAACTAGTGGAGTTATTGCAGGTATCGACTATGATAATAACTTACTCAAAGTTCGTTTAGCGAATACTATACAAGAATTTAGGGATAGCGAGGTAATACACTCTAATGCTGCTGTGTTTACTGGTAGTACTAGTGGACAGCTAAATAGTGGCGAGTTACCTTTCTACTCTAATGTAAAAATAGGAGATATAACTACTGCTATAGCTAGCATAACGGCTACAGCTCCTAGTCATTTTATAGCCGAGAAAAACGCATTTACTCAAAATCCTATTGTACGTCTTTATAGCATATACTATCCAGGAGAGTGGTTTCCTACTAATGAGTATGGAAATCCTACAAATCAAGGAGAAGGCCGCGCTTGGCCTAACGAATTTCCAATTCGATTTGCAGAATTTGTCGGAGATACTGCTGAAGATCTTAGTTATAATGTAGTTCACGCAGGAGAGAGTTATACTCCTTTTCCTGTTAACCTAAGCGGTATGGATCAAGGCGCAGACGGTAAAATAAACGAACTATCACTTACAATATTTAACGTGGACAATATAATCTCTAGACTTGTAGAAGACCCTTATTTGTTAGGTAATAATACTTCAAACTCTGTTATTGCTAGTGTTAACGGTGAGCTAGTGCACGGAATTGATCCTAGAACTGTGGATGCTACTCCTTCTGCTTTAGGTAGTGAAGGTGATTTAGCTTTTGATCTTCTAACTCGTGCACGAGCTAATGGCTTAGCTTATGATGCTAGTGTGGAGGCTTATTATGGCAGAGCAAATGCTAGTTTTAATAAATTGCAGACTGAGCTAGTAAACGGTGTGTGGCAGAGACAAAAAGAAGATACTCGTGATCTTCAAGGCGGTGTAGTAACAATTAAGACTACTTTTGCTAACTTCTTAGACTTTTGGCCTGAATATAGCTTAGTTACTGATGTTTCTTCTAATGTTCTTGAAGTAAGAAATGCTATTGCATATAGAATAGGAGATAACGTAGTGTCTTCTAGAGGCGGAGTAGAAGCTACTGTACAGCGAATAGAAGATAACTATAAGCTGCATTTATCTAATGCCTTAGATGCTAGCACAGCTGTAGGAGATGCTGTTTATATTGTAAACGTAGATAAAGATTCTGAAAGCTATTTAGAAGACACTTTTAAAATAGACCAGCTAGAGAGCCTAAGTGAGTATGTAGCTACTTTTGGGTTAGTTTCTTGGTTGCAGTATTTTAAGATTGTAGTCCCTAAGAGAAAGTATTATAAAAATACTTGCCAATGGAAATACAAAGGTGAAGAGTGCCAATATCCAGGGCCTGGACGTTTACCTATACCAGGAACTAATAAAGTATCTAACGCTAATCCTATAGCTGCAAATAATGAAGCTATGCTTAGTGAAACAGATGATGTTTGTGGTAAATCTTTTGCAGCCTGTAGAGCACGCAATAACGAAGTGCACTTCGGAGGTTTTCCGGGGACCGGCAGAACAATTCCTAGAGCATAATGTAAAAAGAGTAACAGTTTTGAACTTAGATAATTACTTATTTATCCCACATAACTATGATAGCATAAATTGTGTAAGCCTAATCCAGCTTTACTACAAAAACGAGTTAAACATAGATTTAATTATACCAGAGTATAAGAAAAGCAGGCGATGGTCTGCTTTTTTTAATACTGCATCAGCAGATGCGTGGGCAATTGATAATGCAATAAAAGTGCAGTTGACAGACGCTAAAAATTATGATTTAATGATATTTAAGTCAGGAAATAAATTGACCCATTTTGCTATGTATGTGGAAAGTAATAGGATGCTTCATATTGAAGAGCAAAGCGTGTCAAAAGTAGAGCTACTATCTGATTATTGGATTAAACAACTGTATGGGGTTTATAGGCATGAAGCCTTGGTATTATAAATATGTAGGATTACCCTACAAACATTTAGGCAGCGATCCGGAGTCTGGTATAGATTGCGGTAACTTAATGAAACTAATCTATAAAGAAGAGCGAGGTATAGATATACCTTTTTATACTTCTGATTTTTGCAACATAGTTGACGAAGATTGGTATAATAAGACTACTGATCAGCTTTTTGAAACAGGTATTAAGATAGAGCGAGATGATTTTAAGTGGCAAAAAGTTAGTACACCGCGTGTGTATGATCTAGTACTTATGAGTATTGGAGGCACTAATGTCACTAATCATTGTGCTGTATACGTAGATAAAGGTAAAATATTACATACTATGTGTGGAAAAGATAGTTGGGTAGCTCCTTATGGAAATTATTATAAACAGTATACTACAGGAATATACAGATGGGCACTATAGATAAGTTAAAGCAAGACATGAATGATCACGCTATGCGCGAGTATCCTCGCGAGTGTGTAGGCATAATAACAAAAGATTTTAAATACGTTCCTTGTAGAAATATAAGTGAAATGCCTAAAATCACTTTTTACTTAGATCCTGCTGATTTAGTGCGTCATGACGGTAATATATGGGGTATCTTTCATTCACATCCTGGATCAGATAATCCTATACCGAGCAGTGAAGATAAGGTTAGCGCAGCTTTCAGCCAGTATAAGTTTTTAGTAGGTTTCAATAACAAGTTTTATATATACTGGTTTGAGAAAAACGTAGATGCGTTAAAATTCGAACCTCTTGAGGGAAGACATCTTGTTAATTAAAATTAAGCCGCACTCAGCTTTAGTACAGTTTTTTACTGAAGAAGAGTTATACGTAGATATAAACTCTTACACAGATATACCTCGCTATTTAGATTCTATGCAACCTGCGTTTTTTAACTACGTTAAAGAGCAGAAAAGCAACTTAATAGAAGAAGGCTACGTTCTTCTAGATAAGAATCTAAAAGAACTTACTTATGATGATCTACTAATACGAGCAGTTCGAGAAGGCGATGTTATACATATAGTTCCTGCTGTTTTTGGCGGTGGTGGTAAACGTGGCGGGCTTCTTGCTGTTGCTGCGTTGTTTGCTATGTTCGTGTTTTTCCCTGTCGGTGCTGGAGCTCTTGGCGGTTTAGGCGGTGGTGCTGCTGGCGCTACGGCTACCGCTGCTGGTAAAACTGCAGCAGCAGCTGCTAGCGGTGCTGCCGGTGGCGGTTTATTTTCTAATTTACCTCCTTTTTTATCTAATATCCTTGTTAATGTAGGGTTATCTATGCTCAGCGCGCTATTCACTAAAAAACAAGATGACGCTGATAGTGCTTCAAGACAGAACGATATGTTTGGCTCTTTACAAAACTCTACTTCTAGTGATACACCAGTTGCTCTTCATTATGGACAGGTAAGAGTAGCTGGGCAGTTAGTGAGTGGATATATTCAAACTATAAATCATGCAAGAAATGAGACTGTAACAGTAGACGGTGTTATACAAGGTCTACGTTATGACGGTGGAGGATCTAAAGGTAAAGGTTCTTGGTTGTTTTCTTCTTCTTCTGCGTCGGATAGCGGAATTTACAATGATAAATATGGATATGTAGACTCTCAATATTATAGCCAAAACGCTACTTACGGCTTAATAGGTTTTAGTAATGTAAATAGTAGCGTTGCCACTTTTGACATTACGACAGCTAATCCAGGATTTAACGGTTATTATGTAGACGAGACCTATTTAGAAGATGTAAAAAAGCCTGTTTTAGAATCTACTTATATAGGCGCTGATAGACTGTATATGTATACGTTAAGTCCTGCTAGTGATACTGTAGTATCTTATGATTTAGGTTCAGTAAACGCTTCAGTAGCAGGTATTATTTCAGACAGCACAGCCCTGCAAGGTGTTCACGATATCACGCTTGATACTTATTATAAGATTGCTTATGTAGTTAGTAAAGATTCTAACACTGTTACTTCTATTGATATTACTGATCCTTATAGTATGTTTATAATTGACTCATACACTGATAATACTTTATTAGCAGACGTAACAAGTATAGCTCATGATCTTTATTCTAATACTGTGTATGTTATTAGTAGTAGTAGTAATACTATTTCTGCTATAGATGTGAGCGAGGGTTCTTTTGGCCAAGTTTTATGTAGTTTACAAGATAACACAGCCTTTGCTTCCAGTACTAACTTAGTTCTGGACACTCAAAATAAAAGACTATACGTAGGATCTACTAGCCAAGGTAAAATACATGCTATAGACGTTAGTGATCGCGATAATATATTCTTAGCAGATAGTTTTAACGCTGGAGGGTATAGTAGTACAGCACCTGTAAAAGAATTAGTATTATTCTCTGTTAGTGGAAGACCGCATATAGGCGCCATCTTTGAAGCAAGCCCTACTATACGAGTGTATGACATAACCGATGCTGGGGTTACTAGGTTTGGTCAGTATATAGGCACTCCTGTCGCTGCTACTAACGCTCCTGCTAATTGTTCTAGCTTGTCTAACAGGGGTAGCATTTTAATTGTTAGTTGTGCAAGTTCTGATACGATATTAGGTTATAAATATTTATACTCTGTAGAGAGAATTGACGAAGACGAGGGGCCAGACACTATAAGGACTATTAGAACTTTATCTAATATATTAACGGTAACAAGCGATGAATACTTAGACGGTGTATCAAGCGCTGTAATTATGGGGGCATAAATGACAGATAACTTAGTAACATATAGAGGTATAACAGTTCCTAAAATAATAGGAGCTGGTGGAGGTAAAGGTGGTGGCGGAAAAATCGCTCCTAACTCTCTTTTCTCTACTGACATACTTTTTATAACAAATGCTATTGGTGAAGGTCCTGTATATAGAATTAATCCTAATGGCCCTCAAGACATTCAGATACAAGATAGTACTATTGATGACTTAATAAATTTAGATGGTGACGGTAATACTAACACAGATAAGTTTGTTGTAGCTACAACATCAGGCACAACTGTACAAGACCCTCTACCTTATTTTGGGGATGCTATTACTACTCCTCAAGTATTTTCTTCGTCTGTTAGCTTAAAAAAGGGTAATTTAGAAGGAGTACCTTCCTCTGGTGTAACTTTACAAGAGACCAGCGCAAATGACTGGGATGCTATACGTTTTAACTTCCTTATAGACTCTCTAGTAAAATTTGATAAAAAAGGGAACGCTTCTGCTTATAATGTAGGTATAAAGCTAACTTTATATAACAGAATAGGTGATGTTGTATTAGGAACCTTTACTCGTACCATCTCAGGTAAGAGCGACACAGCTTTCAAAATAAGTTTTCTAGTAAATATTGCATACGGAAGCCGTTCTAGCGATGGTTATCGTTTTAGCGTAGAAAAAACTACTAATGATAACGAAGATCCTAAGATTCAAGATGAAATAAAACTAGTCGGTTGGGATGAAATAAAAAATATACCACAAGCTTACCCTAGAACCGCTCTTATCGGTTATGCTATAAAAGCTATTGACGAGCACACTGGTGGCGTGCCTAACTTTACAAATCTAGTAAAAGGCTTAATTGTAAAAGTTCCTTCTAATTATAATCAACCTATTTTAAGTGACGGGCAGATTGACTGGAGAGAGCTAGAAGTAGGTTTATCAGCAGATCCCACTTTATTCTTATCTTTTAGCGAGGCAGAAAATAGTTATACTAATGATACTCAGAATAAGTTTGATTATACTACCTCTGGATATAAACTACAACTAAGCGGCCCCACTAATGTATTATACGATCCATATCCTGCTATATATAGAGGCACTTGGGACGGTACTTTTGTTTATTCTTGGTCTCAAAATCCTGTATGGATACTATATGATATTCTAACTAATAATACTTATGGGTTAGGAATAGCTGAGGAGAACATAGATAAGTTTAAATTCTATCAAGTAGCTCAGTATTGTGATGGTTGCGATAGTGTTACTGGGCGTTTCTACGGAGTTAAAGGTGTAGCAGATGGGTCTTTCCGTTATAAGCCTAACGGTTACTATACTGACGTAAGAGAAAATCAGGTAGGCATAGCTAATGGATATACTATAAACGAGCGTAGATTTATAACTGATATATCATTAGTAGACCAAGAAAAAGCCGTAGATGTTGTAAACAAAATAGCTGCTACTTTTAGGGGTATGCTGATATACTCTGGCGGTAAAATAAGTTTAGCAGTCGATATGCCAGAAGAATACCCAGTAATGTTATTCAATGATACCAACATAAAAGTAGGGTCAATGCAGAT